CCCAGCACAATCTCTTGTATCTGGTCAGGCGTCATGGCAGCAGCCATTGCGGTCATGCGTTTGGTTTCTACATCGTAGGCTTTGACCTCAGAGTCAAACCGCTTGATCTCCAAAGTCTGCGCTTCCATTGACTCTTGGACGTTTTGCAGCATTTCTTGCATCTGCTGCATTTCCTGCCCCATTGCCTGCATTTGCATATTGGCGGCTTGCAGGGCTGGGTCTTCATCGTCGCTCAAGAGTTTAGGGTCAATGGTCTTAGCCAAGCGTTTAGCCAACTCATCCGCCCCAGGCCAATCCATTGCCTTGACAAACAAGTCGCCTGCAATCTGCATGAGCGCAGGGTTGCCTTGCAGCAGTTGGGCCATTTCTTCCCGTGTTTCTTGGCGTCTGGTGCTGTAGCTTGGGCCGGTCGTTACCACCACATCGTACTTGCCGACATTGGGGTTGTAGATTTTGTCAATCTCAATGCCTTCTTGATTGACGATTCGCTTGACCGGCATCTCTTGGGACGGGTCAATCTTCGCCATCTCGGTATCGCCATCCTCGCCAATGATTCGCGCAATACGTTGGGTGTCGTAGATTTTGGGAATCATGTCCAGCAGTTGCCGGGTCACATAGCGAATGGCACGGGCTAGGTTGTCTACATAGTGGTAAGTACCAACGTCACCCTCACGCTGACGGGCTAGGATGGCCTTGCCGCTGCGCTCGTTACCGCCCATGCCCAGACTAGCGTTGTACTGCCCTGTGGCCGCTTTGATGTCCTCAGATGCCCCTGATTTGGCTTGCAAAAGGCCAGTTGAGGCCATCGGGGGTTGGGCACGTTGGGGCAGTGGCAGGGTAGCACCAGCACCATCAGTCACATCTGGGTTGACCTCAAGGTAGGGCCAGTTGGTGGTGTTGGCGGTCTTCCACTGAGTCTCGTAGCCTTCAAACTGCCCACCATAGCCAATGAACGGGGCCTTTGGCGCCAAGGCCAGCATCTCGGCTTCTTGGCTTACCCAATAGTTGTACATCCGCTGGGCGTCCTTGGCGTTTCGCACCAAGCCAGAGACATAAATCTGTCCGTTGACTTCAAACTCATTGCCCACCACTCGCACAATGGGGATGTACTTACCCGCCCAATCGCGCTTCTCCAGCACTTCGTAACCGTTGCTCTTGACCCAGCAAACCTTTTCCCGCTGCGAAATCCGAGTCTTCAACGGCTTGCCGTAAAGCATCTTGAGTTGCTTGTCATCAGGCGTGTTGTTGAACGCCGTGATGTTGTTGGGGTACAGGTTGAGTGTCTCGGCTTTGTACTCCCGGTAGAAGTACTCCGCAATCCGCACTGTCTCATCGCGCAGCCATTGCTGTAGGTCTTGGTCGCCAATCCCAAGGGACTGCAAACTACTGATAGGCGCAGCGTCTGGGTACAGGCGCTCGTACTCGTCCTTGGGTACATCGTCAGTGACAAAGCACCACCGCGCATCCGCACCGCATGGGTCTTGGATAGCAGGATCCATGTAGACCGAGAATGAGTTGCGAATCCGCCCAATCTTCAGTTCTTGGTCAAAGCTGTTCTCATCGCAGTACTCAGTTAGTACGCGAATGTAGCCTTCACCATAGGTAACTTGGTTCTCGCAGGCAGTTGCGTAGGCAATGTCAGCGTCACTAATGTATTCAATGTGCCGCACTATACCGTTGAATATCTCTGCCATCTCAGGGTCAGCAACGTCATCCGCAGGTATCACTTTGCCGCTAGGCTTGTTGTACCGCTGGTCGTTGGTGACTTGCCGCACGTGTTGTGGCAGCTTGTTAATAGTCAGGCAGGGACGGGCGTTGATCGTCTGCCCTTGCACCGCCCCGCGAGTCGCCAGTACATCAGCAGGCCACTGCCACTGGTTGTCTGGACTACCCGCCATAAACCGCAGATCATCAAGTTCATTACCCCGGCTCTCACTGTATGCATCCACCGCTATTGTCATGCGCGAACGCATGGTGGAGAGCATATCGCTGTACTCTACGTCATCGCCCCCACCAACATCGGCAACCTTGCCAACCTTGTTAATGCCGGTGTAGTCAACCATTATTTTTTCTTACCTTTAGGGGTGGACTTTTCAGCTTCACGCTTAACAGCATAGGCAATGGCTACGCTTTGTTTAATCGGTTTTCCCGATTTTACTTCCGCCGCAACATTTTTACTAAATGCAATTTTACTTGAGTTTTTGATAAGTGGCATTTTGTGGGCCTCGTTCAACGTAATCAAGGATAACATCAATGTGTTTCTCAAACCATCCTAGCCGAGTGTTGCATTGCTGGCACAAAACGCCTCGATAAGTTTTTGGTATTTTATGGTCAATGCACATTTTGCTTGCTTTTTGGCCGCAAATTTCGCATTGTTGTGACCGCAAATACGTGGTTTCTTCAAGACTTAGCCCATATTTTTTCTTGACATCATACCGAAGCTGATTTAACCGCAAGTTTGCAGGCAACGTCCCATTGTTTGCAAACTTGTGTTTCATTACTTCTTCTTAGCCGTCTTGGCCGAGTCTTTGAAGTCCTTGGCGCTAGGTGCTGCCTTGCTGCCGACTTTGTTCATCTTCTCACCAGAGCCAGCCTTGATGCGGTCTTGCTTGGCATTGATGTTGGCATAGAGACCGGGTTTGGTAGATTTCATGTTTAGCACTTCCATCTAGTTAATGATGCTGCCTTGCGGGTAGGCTTGCCTTTTTCGTCCTTCATTGGCCCTGGCATATTTGACATTCTTGCACAAAATGAATCCTTGCGGCCCTGATCGGCCTTGGTCTTAGGGTTAGGCGCAGGAGCCTTTAAGTTAGAGCCAGTGGCTGCATTGTAGACAGCCCTACCCTTGGCAGTCAAACCAGCGCCCTTGGACGTTGGCAGCTTCTCACCACGCCCAACTGATAGAGATACACCTTTTTTCATGACCCCATCCATCCAGTAGACACTGCCGAGTGATCCGAGTACCTGCGCGGCGCGGCTTCACGGTACTCCCGATGCGCCACAGGGAACGCAAACGTCACACAGATCGCATCCGCAGCGTCTGGACTAGCTAAACCCCGTGCTTTCATCTCTTTCTTGCTCTCCAAGAAGATCGTACCCCGTGAGTCAGGCTTCATCAGGGGGCTAATTAGGTCTGTTTTCAAAAACCTATCGTGCGGAATACTAGCAGATTTGAGCCAGTCCTTCATATCCCCCCACATCTGCGCCCTCATATTTCCATACATTATCGGGTTTTTTGACTTGTTCCCAAAGTTTACACCCTTTATCTTGTACCGCTGCTCCTTCAACCTATCCACAATCCCCGCCCCCAACCCACCTTCATCAATCACCACCATCGCAGGCTTGTACTCTTCCATCGCCTCAATGATATGCCCCACCACTGTCATGGTGTCATCACCTCTATACTTCTTGATTGACACAATATCCCGCCCCTGCCGCACCGCAATTACCGTAGCATCCGCCCCAAACCGCGCTGGGTCAACGCCGATAATGATTGGGGCGCTGCCATCTTTGTATTTCGGTCTTTTCATCGCCTCATCCACCACATCTGACGGTATAAACTGGTCATCCCCCGCCCGTGGGAACTCACCATACACCTCAACGTGCGCCTGGGCGCTGTCTGGGCCGTACTCCGCAATAATCCGCTCATAAACCGCCTTGTCCGTCCCCTCCACCGTCCGCGCATCCACCACTTTAGTCGCCCAAAAGTCCCTCTTTGAGTGAAAAGTCTCGTAAAAGTACCCCGTGTTGCGCCGTGGGTTGCTAAACGCCAGCCAAAAACGATTCGGCGTGTTCTCCGTAAAAAATCCACCAGTGACAGACCAGATCGAATCATCAATACCACTGGCTTCGTCAAAAATCACCAGCACACCATCAAAATTGTGCACACCAGCATAGGCATCAGGGTTCTCCGCTGACCACAGCCTGCCTTCCACACCCCAATACCTCGTACCCTTCTTTAAATCCTGCTCCACCAGGTCAGTCAACCACTTAGCCGGCGCCACTCTGGTGGCACTAACTTCAAACCAGTGGCTGTTCAACCCCATAGCCAGCCACTTGGTTATCTCCGCCCAAGTAATACTGCGTA